TTTCTAAATTGATTTATTTCAAACCGCAAATCGGTATTTGCGCTCTAAAACCGTTGTTTGTTGTGTTTGTTCCTTTTACGCCGGTTTATTTGGCAACCTTGTAAATAAATTTATATGTGCCCAAACCCGGTTCAGTATTAGTCTGTATAATGGTTGTTTTATCTGCGGACAACTCAAACGTTGAACCGGCAATCAATCCATAATTGTGAGCGGGGATTTCTTTTTCCATATCTTCCTGGCTGTCGTAGAACACGATGGCAGTACCTTTGATTTTATACAGCACACCGAAGTTGCCTTGACCGCCTATTTCGCCCGGACCTTGATCATAGATCACCGCCGCGGTATTTTTGTCAGCCGCAAACTCAAATGTGATCTTTGATGATGCGACAAATTTAATATACTGCTCCTCCGTCATTTCCATTTCCGCGAGAATCGCTTGTTTGACGGCTTCGGACTCCCACTCGACGGTTGCGTCAACTTTATTGAAAGTCTTGCCCTTGATGTCGGCAGTCGCCCACTTTGCGTAAAGCGTGAAAACTCTTGCCGGCATATATGAAAAACTGAATGCCGTGTCGGAAAGCGTCGTGCCGCCGTCCGTGCTTTCATACCAGCCTGCAAAAACAAAACCGTCTTTGGTGGGATCGGTCGGGGCTGTAATCGCCGCGCCTGCGCTTGCCTTGATGGGTTGCACCGCGCTGCCGCCTTTGCTGTCAAAGGTTATCGTATATTCTTTTCCGGCGACAAGTTCGTCATTCGACTCGGTCTTTTCCCCGTTCTTGTTGCAAGCGGCAAGACCCGAAAGCGACAAAATAAGCATCAACGCTATCGCGCAAAATGTGGCGATCGATTTCTTTTTCATGGTTTTTATCTCCTTTTTTTCTAAATTGATTTATTTCAAACCGCAAATCGGTATTTGCGCTCTAAAACCGTTAATAATTTTCCGTTTTCGTTCGTTAAAGTGCGTCGATTGCGTCTGCAAGATAGTCGGACGGGACGGATTCATAGAAGAATGCGTCGATACTGCCGTCTTCCTTGGCGCATTTGACTTTGTATGCGCTGCTTTCATCCGACACGTTGTCGCAAAGAAGCGCAATTTTGATTTCGGGGTTCTGCCTCCTGACTTCGCGCGCGGTGTCCATCCGCATATCGAACATTCCGTCGCCCGACCTTGTAACGTCCATTACAAGAGTTGTTGCCGCAAGCGCGTTCGTCAGCGTAAGGATGCGCTCAGTTTCCTGCGAAGAAGATTTTTCCACAAAGAACCCCGCACGTTTCAGGGCGTTTGTCACCGCTTCCAAAACGAGTCTGTTTCTGATTCCAAGTACGGCTCTTTTCATTTCATATCCTTTCTCCTTTGCGTACAATACTCCTGATTTTTCATTTTGCATATATATTTTATCATAGGTGGTATGCGGTTGGGGAGTGCCATTCGGCACCCCTTTGGCAAGTTTTTTATGCTTTTTAGAAAAAATTTTTGCAAAAAAAGACAGCCGCCGGTAAGCGACTGCCTGTTTCGTTATATTTGATTGCATTATCGGTCAGATTTCGTCGTCGGTTTTGTCGAGAATCACAAGCCCCGATTCTCTTGCTCTTACGGCAAGTTGAGTGCGGGAACGGAAACCCGTCTTAAACAGCATATCCGCAACGTGGTTTTTGACAACGCCCGAAGAAACGCCGAGTTTTTCGGAAATTTCCGCATTGCTGTATCCGCCCGTCATAAGGCGCAGGATTTCAAGTTCCTTTTCGGTAAATTCCGTACTAAGTGCAAGTCCCATTCTGACGGGTTGCGGACTGTCGGGATAGACGATTTCGCCGCTTACTACCCGTTCCATCAGCGACAGAATCGGCTGTTCGTTCACTTCCTTGTACCAAAAGCCTTCAACGCCGATTTGTTTTGCACGCTTTATATAGGAACACTCAGGCATACTCGTGACGACGATAATTTTCGTTTTCGGGAATTTCGCCTTGATTTTTGCCGCCGCTTTGAGTCCGCTTTCGCCGTTTTCCGTAACCACGTCCATCAGTATCAAATCTACGGGCGTGCAAGTGCAGACAATATCCGCAACGGAAGCGTTTTCTATCGCTACTTGCAGATAGAATTTGTCCGACGACTCCACAAAATGCGAAAAGAGCGCCTTCGGCATTTGCTGATCTTCGACTATCATGACTGAGTATTTTCCGTCTTTCATAAAGTTTCTCCTTGCGGCAGTTCGATAATGAGTTCAAATTGCGGGGTGCTGTGAATAAGCATTGTGCCGTTTTCCCGTTCTACGAGCAAGCGAAGCCCCGAAAGTCCGCCGCCTTCTATGATTTCGCCTTTCGGCTTTTCGCCGTCGTTGGTGATTTCTATCGTATATTTGCCGTTTTTCTCCGATACCGTAACCGTCATCGTCTTACCGTTTGCGTGCGAAACGGTGTTCGTCAGACATTCGTGCATTGCGGCGATGAGTATTTTTTCGCTTACCGTATCGGCTTTCGGCTTTTCGCCGCAAAAATCCACGGTTACGGCAACAAGTTTTGCCGCGTCCTTTATCACTTGCAAGTTGTCTTTCTTTGTGCGCGGACGAGTGCTTTTCAATGCGGCGATTTCCGCTTGCCAGAAGCATATCATTTGCTTTTGCTCGGTTGCGTCAAGCGGTTCGGCAAGTCTGCGTTTTGTTGCAAGCAAGAGTTTGCCCATATCGTCGTGGATACGGATTTTCGCCGCCAAAAGTTCCTTTTCTTTCGTGAGGAGCACAACGTTATCCCCGTATGCGACAAGGCGTTTGTTGACGGCTTTCAGTTCTTCGAGTTTTTGCTCTAACTCTTTGGTAAGACGGTATCTTTCGGTTACGTTTGCCGCAACGATTTCGTAAACGGTTTTACCGTCTATCTCATGCGAGTATCTCTTGAACGATACCACTTTGCCGCCCTCGTATTCTACAATAGGTTTTTCTCCCGTTTGAAGCGGCAGACAGCTTTCTTCTATTTCGCCTTGCGAGATCTTCCGCCAAAAACTTGCGCCGTCCAAAAGTGCCTTACCTGTTGCAAGAACGCAAAGACGGTTCATTTCGGTATTGAAAAACCGCACGAGTCCGCTTTGCTCGTAAAAACATATTCCGACAGGAAGTGTGTCCGCACTCTCTTTTATGGATACCGGCGAGATGTGTTTCTTTTCCCAAAGCACTGCGCTGACAAGTCCGTAAATCGCAAGAGCGAGCAACACGACAGCCACAACACAATGCAACCATAGCGGCAAAGAAATTATCGTGAGCGACGGCTCGAATACAGATTCCCCTACACGATAGAGATTACTTCCGCACATTGTAAGGAATACCGATAGAAACGACAATGCAAACGTTACCGCCGGCAAAACGATATAGCGGCGTTTCTTGTAAAATCTGACCGACGCAAACAACCCGATAATCGCCAGAACGAACGTGAAAATAAACGAAACGACAATCATCTGTCTTACATAAAACGGTGCGTCTATAAATCTCATACAGCACCCCCTTCGGGCAAAGTAAGCGAGTAATAAACTTCTTCGTCGTCCGTTTGAATTGTTACGTTGTATTTCTCAAATTTCGATTTTACTTTCTCCGAAATTTCTTTCGCTTTATTGTCGCATTCGATACGCAAAACGAGATTATCGCCACGCCTCGAAAGACGAACGATAACGGCACTCGGTAGTCCCTCGTAATTTGCAATGCAGGCTTGGAAAAAGTCATAGAAAACACCTGCGTTTTTGTCGTAGATTTTACCCGAAACGGCGCAATCGAAAGTGCATTCCGCACCCGTAAGCGAAAGAAACCCAAGCGATTCTTTTATCGCAAGCGACAGTTCGCCCACGTCTATATTTTCCTGCTTTTCGGCAAGCATAACAAGGTTGCTTCTGCGTTTGATATAAGCCGCCAAAATGCACGCAAAACGCATTTTATCCATATATTCCGTGCTGTTTAACTGCGTTTTGTGGTACATATCCGACAAAAGCGCATCAAGGCGTTTCAGTTCCTCGCAGGTAACTTCATCCATCTTTGCGTACAGTTTGTTTTGCTCTGCAATCTGCGCTTTTTGCTCTTTGAGTTCGTTCTCCGCTTCGATGATATAATTTTCTTCGGACAGTCTTTCGTTGGTTTCGGAAAGTGCCGCGTTTATCTCGTTGACCTTGGATAAATCTTCGATTCTGAAAATATATCCGCCGTGTATTTTTTCTGCTGAAAGCCGTGTGTTTTCATCTATCATTACGGGGCTTTTTGCCGCATGACCGAGCAGGATTTTATCCGTAAAAACAGACTTTTCGGAGTTATAAATCACGTTAAAATTTTCATCCGTGATAACCGCCGAATATACCGAACGATAGAAGTAGTTTTCGTATTCGTCGTTGGACGGAATCAAACCTATGGCGATACAACTTTCTATCATTACGATACAGGTAAAGCACAACAGTTCCGGGATTTTGAACGCCGGCGTATCCGTCAAAAAGCATACGGTGGAAACAGCCACGCACACAATGAAAACGGTTACGGGTATCCACGTTTTACGCCTGCACGCCGATATGCCGCACTTCAAAATCAGCACGATAAGGCTTGTAAACGTTACGGCAATCTCCCACGCGAGCGCGATATAAAATACGGTTCTATGCTCGTAGGAAAAACCGTTCTCGAAGTTCAAAGCGAACGCCCATTCGTGTACGTCGTTTGTGAATATCAGAAGAAGCAATATCACGGCGGGTAAATATAAGAGATACCACGCTTTTGCGAGCGGTTTGCCCTTTTTGCTCTCTATGCTGAACGCCGCAAGCAAAATCGTCGGCGGAATAAACATTTGCGGAACGTAGTATGCGTACCAAAGATAGCGCGAAAGGGCGTCTGTGTCCTTTGTCAGTCCGTACCTTATCATTCGCACCACAAGGAAAAACAAAATCAGCACGGCAACCGTAAGGAAATATGCACGCAGATCTTTCCGCACCATTCTATGTATAAGAGAAATGCCCCACGCCACCACGAGAGAAATCAGTATCGTGTGCGCCAACAAAGCAAACAAGGCGTGCCAAAAATCAGGAAGGCTCGAATCTACCGCCTGAAATACGCCCGCTAAACAAAAGAAAAACGCGCATACGGCATATAGAACTATTCTTTTTTTGTTAATAGCAGTCCGCATTTCAGCGTTCCTCCTTTTCGTTAGTTACTTATATTATAGCATATTTTTCCGATTTTTTCAATCCATTCTGCCACATAAACGAAAAGTCGAATCGCTTGCTGTCAACCGTTTACCACTCCTGATTTTTTATGTTATCCGCTATATTCATAATCGGAACACCGAGTTCCTGTGCGTACTTATAGCATTTATACGCACCGCCATAATCACGCTTGATATAGACGATCATCATATCGCAGTTCTCGGCAAGCCATTTGTTGCGTTCCCCTATCGCCGCTTTGTAATGACACTTCCTATCGGTCGGTATAATAACGTTATCGTATCCTTCCTCGGCAATCATCCAAAAGATCTCGCGCACAACCTCTGCTTCCTCCGGGCAGATGGCAAGATCACGCATGACCTGCCCTTTCTTGTTCTTTCTGCCCTCATCCACAAGCATATATCCGTATGGCAGACTGCCGCCTGTATAGATCCCCTCCGCCACCATCTGGTGCAACGGGTCTTGACACGGATGGAGGTTTTTTCGGATTCCCCCGACGCCTGCCAGAAACGGATGTAGTTCATCAGCTTGTCCACATGCTGATCAAATTTCTGTTGTCCTTCATTGACGCTCCAGACCTCAATGCCGTGGTCGGCAAACCATTCCAGAACAAACGGCGTTTCGTTTTCGATTCTTCCGAGGCGGTCAAACATGAAAACGAGCAAAACATCAAACTCTTTATTCAGCGCCGCTTCTTTCAGTTCCTGAATGGCGTCCCGCTTTTCGGCGGATACTTTGAAGCCGGAGATGCCTTTCTCCTCTTTTTCAACCAGGATAGTCCATCCCATTCTGGCGGCGAAGTCGTGGCAGGCAATCCTTTGCATCGGAATATCGTCTTTGACCACATCGACCTGCTGTGCCGTGGAAACCCGATACAAACAATAAACTCTTTTCATTTTCTATGTCTCCTCTCGCCCGTCCGTTCCGGTACGGGAATCTCTGTGCCTATCAGTATAATGCCCTTTGCCCGTTTTGACAAATGTGCGGATGGGTTTGCGGGAATTTTCAGCAAATTAACTTTATCGCTCAATTTTACTGTCACTTTTTGTTCTATCGCATTGCGATATGTCGCTTTCAAATATTTTCAGATAAAATTAACCAAAGTACTTGTTTATTTTCGTTTCATGGTGTATAATATAAGTACGGAGGGTAAGATCATGAAATTACTTTATATCAAAGCGTCCGGCTTTAAGAACATTCAGGATGACTGCATCCTCGACTTTACCGCAAAATCCAAAAAAACCACGGAAGATAAAGAATACGAACTTCAGGAAATCGCAGACGGCTTGTTTGTCTACAACACCGTCGCTTTCATCGGAAAGAACGCATCCGGTAAGACTTCGTTCCTTGATCTTCTTGACTGTGCTTACTCCATTCTCGGCAACTTCTCTTTGGAAGATAAAAACTACTCCTATGACGGGATTCATCTGGTTCTTTTCTTCTACCATGACGGGAAGATTTATCGGTACACCACGGATATTGCGTCTTCTCAGAACCTCAGCAACAAAGCGACCTTCTCCCATCAGGAGTTATCCGAGAAAACCTATTATAAGTCCAAAGCCAAAGCCATCTTTTCGGATGACGATTTCGCGCCGGTCGAAAACATCGGCATTCTCCCCGAAGACACTTCCATCGTCTTTTTCGTATTGAAAAAGAAGGAAACGAGAGCGGTTTATTTCAACTCGGACGGCGAAGGCGCAAACACCTATCGCCTGATGTTTCATGCGTTGAAGCTGTATAAACTCTCCCCCTCCGTTCTGTCAAAAGTGCTGCATCTGTTTGACGGCAATATCAAGTCGCTTACCATGTTGGAAGATGAGCACACCTATGAATTGTCTCTGACCACAGGGAAAAAGACGGTATCGGACGAAGAACTCATTCATATTCTGTCCAGCGGAACCACCAAAGGATTGCTTCTGTATGTTACCGTAATTGCCTCGCTCAAATACGGGTTTGATCTGATCATCGACGAAATAGAAAACCATTTCCACAAAACGCTCGTCGAAAACATCATCAACCTGTACAAAGACAAATCGGTCAACAAATGCAACGCGACACTCTATTTCTCCACCCATTACTGCGAACTGCTTGATCTGTTCAACCGTCAGGACAACATCTGGGTTTGCCGTGCCGACAAGAAGATTGTTGCTGAGAATATGTACGAGAACTTCGACATTCGTGTTGAACTTTCCAAGAGCCGTCAGTTCTATAACGACGCCTTCAAGACATCCGTCAATTATGACGACCTGATGAGCATCAAAAAGGAGTTCTTGAAATGAAGAAAATCCTGATTCTGTGCGAGGGTCCGAACGAATTGAAGGTGGTGAACCTCCTGCTCGACCACGGCAAGCTGAAGTTTTCGCGGGACGATCTGCTCGATATGCGTCCGTTCCATGCGCGGCAACTGGCATCTCCGCAACTGAAGCCGGCACTTGATGCCTACCACGGCGAACTTGAAATTTACCGCATCGGGGATAAGATGTCGGATGCGCTGAAAATTCCGAAAGAATTATCGTCGGAGATCAAGACGCAGAAAAAGTTCTGTACCAAGCCGGAGCTTGAAATTCTTCTCATTATTGCGGAAAACAAGGTTGCCGATTTTGAAAAAGTCAAGTCAAAACAGAAACCCAAAGACTTCTGCAAGCAAAACCTGGTCTATCATCGCAGAAAGTACGATAATTCCACCGAATTTTACAGCGATTATTTTGGCGACCGAATCGATGTCCTGATAGCGGCAATTACCGAATACCACCGAACCCACGGGAAACATAAGTCGGATGAAGGGTATCTCTTTGACCTTCTGAAATAACCGATCCTTAGCGGCTGATGCGCTTCTTGCATCAGCCGCTTTTTCTGCTTACCCTATCAGGGAGCCGAAACCGTGCTCCGTATAAACCGGGAGGTCAAAATGTCGTCTTTAACCACATCGACCTGCTGTGCCGTGGAAACCCGATACAAACAATACACTCTTTTCATTTTCTATGTCTCCTCTCGCCCGTCCTTTCCGGTACGGGAATCTCTGTGCCTATCAGTATAATGTCCTTTTCCCGTTTTGACAAATGTGCGGGCAGATATTTTATTTGACCGAACCGGCATCAGCATCGACGCTTTCGATATTGTTTTGTCGAAGGTATCGATATTTTTTCGTCGAAACCATTGACAAAAGCCGTTTTCGGGGATATAATAGATATGTACAAACAGCAGGAGGTTTTTGAAATGGCACTTCCCATCAATATGGATGACCTGATCAATCAGCGGGTCGTTGAATCAACCAGAATCGAGTTCAAGGGGGACTGGAACCCCAACCCCATTATCCATAGTATCTGCGCTTTCGCAAATGACATTGATAATGTGGGCGGTGGCTATCTGGTCATCGGAATTGAAGAAGAAAACGGCAGCCCTGTTTTGCCTCCCAAAGGAATTGCGCAGGAACGAATCGACCGGATTCTGAAAGAACTGATTGGTTACTGCCACTGTATAGAACCGTTATATCATCCGATTGTGGAACCCGTTTTATTTCAGGGAAGCTATATCATCGTGATATGGGCTCCGGGAGGACACGGAAGACCGTACAAAGCATCGAAGGATGTCTTTTCGGATAAAGCAAACAAACTGTACTATATCCGGAGATTCAGCAGCACCATCGTTGCATCTACCGAGGAAGAAAGACAGTTATTTTATGTCTCATCGGATATTCCGTTTGACGACCGCGCCAATCTTGCCGCCGATATTTCCGATTTGGATATCGGACTTATGCGGCAGCACCTGAAGGAGATCGGCAGCAGTCTGTACGATATTTCCCTGAAAGAGGATCTTCCGAAAATTGCGAAAGATATGCAGCTTTTATCCGGTCCGGCTGAAAATATCAAGCCACGAAATGTCGGTATTCTGATGTTTTCCGAACAGCCGGAACGCTATTTTCGGTATGCCAGGATTGAAGTGGTGGATATTCCCGATCCCACAGGGACAAACATGACGGAAAAAGTTTTTACCGGTCCCATTCAGCGGCAGTTAAAGGATGCCTTAGCATATATCAAAAACTATATTCTGAAAGAAGCCATCATCAAAGACGCGCACAAAGCCGAATCGGTCAAAATTTATAACTATCCCTATGCGGCTGTGGAAGAATTGCTTTCCAATGCCGTCTACCACCGCTCCTATCAGGTGGGTGAACCGATTACCGTCAGAATCACGCCGCAAAGTATTTCCATCACGAGTTTTCCCGGCTTTGACAGAAGCATTTCGGACAAGAGAATTGCCGCGTTTGATATTACCTCTCCCATATACCGCAACAGGAGAATCGGCGATTTTCTGAAAGAACTTCATCTGATTGAAGGACGCAATACCGGCTATCCCACCGTTCTGAATGCCTTGCGGGACAACGGTTCCCCCTATCCCAAGTTCGATATGGATGACAACCGAACCTACCTGACCGTAACACTTCCGGTTCATCCGTACTTTCTGCCGCAGGTCAAAAGTTCTTCAAAAGAACTTGCCTACCGCGAAAGAATCTTTGCGGCACTGAAGGGAAAAAAGTTATCTGTGAACGAACTTTCAAGGGCTATGGGATATAAGGGGACTACCGCCAAACTATCCTCCACAGTTGAAAAAATGCTTGAAACAGGCGCTCTTGAAAAAGTTATGGTGGGTGCCTATGTGAAGTTACACATTCCCGGAGATGTGTAATCTCACCTTCCGCAATTTCTATAAAAACAAAGGGATCTCACAGGGGCTGTAAAAAGCCCCTTTTTGATTGCGTTGACCACATCGACCTGCTGTGCCGTGGAAACCCGGTACAAACAATAAACTCTTTTCATTTTCTATGTCTCCTCTCGCCCGTCCTTTCCGGTACGGGAATCTCTGTGCCTGTCAGTATAATGTCCTTTTCCCGTTTTGACAAATGTGCGGATGGTTTTTCGGAATGTTCTTGCAAACGCCTTGACAAAACGGATTTCGTGTGATATAATAATTATGTCAAATCACGATTTGTCTAATTTTAATTATTCTATAAAAGGAGATACCTTATGTTTATCGGACGCGAAAGTGAGTTGCAATACCTCAATGACGCCTACCGTTCCGACAAAGCCGAATTCATTGTTCTATACGGCAGACGGCGGGTTGGAAAAACCGAACTGCTCAACGAGTTCTGCAAAGATAAGACCGCTATCTTTTACACTTGCCGCGAATACACCGACGCAAAGCAACTTCAATCTTTCACTGATAAAGTGCATAGCTACAACATCCCCGCCTTTGAATATGTCGATTGTTTTTCCGGTTGGGAAAAGGCTTTCTCTGCGGTTCTTCATGTTCCGACTTCCGGCAAAAAGCTGTTGATTATCGATGAGTTTCCGTATGCCTGCAAGGTCAACGAAAGCATTCCGTCCATCCTTCAGGTGTTGTGGGATGAAAAGCTGCGGCATGAGAATGTGATGATCATTCTCTGCGGCAGTGCTATGAGTTTTATTGAAAAGGAATTGCTTGCCGAGAAGAATCCCCTGTACGGCAGAACAACCGGCATTTACAAGATGAAGCCGCTTCCCTATACCGATGCCATCCGGTTCTTTCCGAACTATTCCGACGAGGATAAGTTGCTCGCTTATGCAATCCTCGGTGGCATTCCGCATTACCTGAGCCAGTTTGACCGGAATCTTTCTCTGGAGCAGAATGTGAAACGAAACATTCTGCGGAAAGGCTGTGCGCTGTATAACGAGGTGGAGTTTTTGTTGAAGCAGGAGCTTCGGGAAACCGCCGTTTACAATACGATTGTGGAAGCCATCGCACTCGGATGCAACTCATTCAGCGAGATCTTAAGCAAGACCCAACTGGAAAAGAGCAAACTAAGCGTCTATCTGAAGAATCTGATCGAGATTTCCATTGTGGAAAAGGAATCCCCTGCCCTTGCAAGCGACAAGGAAAAAAACAGCAGCACCAAGGGCAACTATATTCTGACCGATAACTTCTTCCGTTTCTGGTACGCTTTTGCCTACCGCAACCTGACTGATCTGGAAAATGACGATATCGACGGTGTGTGGGAAAGCAACATCGTGGAAAGCCTCCATGACTTCGCCTCCCAGCCCTTTGAAAAGGTTTGTCTGGAATATCTGTATCTTCTGAATCGGGAAAAGAAACTGCCGTTCCGGATTCACAATGCGTCCCGCTACTGGGGCAAAACCGTGCAGACGATTGACGGCAAGAAGCAATCCGTGAATCTGGAGATTGACATTTTAGCACCGGATGCCAAGAAAAAATCCTTCATTTTCGGAGAGTGCAAGTTCCGGAATGAAGCGTTTGATATGCAACAGTTCCGTAACCTGCAAGGAAAGGTGTTTGTCGACGGCGCCATTTGGTTTTATCTGTTCTCTCTCTCCGGATTTACGGAAGCGGTGTATGCCTATGCGGAGAATCACGATCATGTGGTTCTTGTCACGGCGAAAGACATTACCGGGGTAAATTAACCTCCCTGCGGCTATCAAAACGATAGCCGCTTTTCTTATTACGGTACCGAAACCGTGCGCCGTATAAACTGCGAAGTCAGGATATTGACGATATTCTCTTTGACATCCGTTTCCGGTTCCTGCTCGGCAAAACGGAAGGTCATGCGCACACCGTCGCTCTCCATTTTCATCATCATTTTATAAGCGAACGCTTTTTCGCTCGGCAGAATGTGTTCCCGTTGCAGATTGCTGTCCACCATAGCAATCACCGCTTCTTCTCTGCTCATCTCCCGCACAATCGCCGGCATAAACTCAATTCCAAGCGCTTTGCAGGCATATTTCCGCCTGTGACCGGAAATCAGTTCATAGCGCCCGTTTTCACAGCGCCTTGCCACAACAGGAGTCAGAACACCGTACAGAGATATGCTGTCCTTCAGCTTTTCCATTTCTTCATCGTCCTTTACCTTAAACGGATGTTCCGGGAAGTCGTCGATCATTGCCACGGCTACCCTTCGTACCTTTTCCCTTTTTGCATCCGTCGGAGAATACTCCTCCTGCAAAGTTTTTGTTTCTTCCATGCGCCCCTCCAAATAAAAAATACCGTCTCTTTGAATCGTTCGGTCTTTCCTTTCAAGTGGGAAATCGCGGACGAGTGTTAATCAAAAAGGCGGTATGTATTTTCCGTTTTGGAGGCAATTTTTTTAGGTTTACAGTCGTTCGGTAGAATCTTTCTACCGCATGAGTGTAAACCAAATTTTTAGCGTATTTTTTGCAACGAAAATCACCGAAAATTTCATTTTGGCACGAAAAAAGCCCCAAAATCAATGATTTTGAGGCTTATTTTGTGTGTCTATGACAAAATCTCGTGTTTAAGGCACTTTTCGGGAGTGTGTAGGACGATAAGTACTTTTTTGCAAAAGTTTTAAGAACCAATCCGCCCCTGTGTAAATAAAAAAAAGACCACTACCCGTTTTATTGGATAGTGGTCTTCGTTTATATGGCTTCGTGGATATCGACTCCGCATTTGAATTGGAACTCGATATCGTGTTTTCCTTCGACCTTTATGCAGTCGATTAGGGCTCTCATCACCCCTTCGTCCGTGTAGTCCGTTCCTATGTTGTCCAGTAGTTCATAGACCCTTTCGAGCCTTGACTGTGTCAGTTGCTTTTGCAGTTCTTCGCTCTTCGCAGTGTCCGCCGCCGATTCCAACTCGATTATCCGTGCGCTGTATTCGGCATACTTCCTGTCGTACTCCGTCGGGCTTATTTCCCCCGCTCTCTTCTTTTTGAATAATTCGAGCACTGCTTTTCGCTGTTCTACCAGTTCGTCTTCTATGGCGGTCAGATTGCTTGTCTGTTGGCTTTTGAGTTCTTCTTCGGCTGTTTCCCTTACCACTTTAACAATCTCGCTGAAATCGCCCACAAGCCTTTGCACCGCTCGTTTGAATGCATCAAGTATGTCTTGCTCTTTTATCGGTTTCATTTTGCAGTCATTGGGGTTCTTTTGGTGTGTAACACATACCCATGTCGGAATGAACTCTCCCGACTTGAGCGACCGACCGAACCTACGGAACTTCGCTCCGCAATCTCCGCATACCAACAGTCCGCTTAAGACATACTTGCTACTGTATTTTCCCTTGCCAGTGTTCACGGTCGACCTTATGTTTTTTCGCCTTTGGATTTCCGCTTGCACCATATCGTACATCTCTTTCGTGATAATCGCCGGGTGGCTGTTCTCCACATGGAAACTCGGTGACTGTCCTTCGTTCTTCAATCGGCTCTTGGATAGGACATCTGGCTTGTAGGTCATTCCAAGTATAGCGTTGCCTGTGTACTTGTAGTTTGTTAGGACGCCCTCGATGCTGTTTGGTTTCCATTCGTATCCGCGTTTCGTTTTTATACCGAGTTCATTCAGTTGGTCGGCTATCTGTCTTATCGTCTTACCGCTTAAGTATTCTCGGTATATCATTCGGACGATCTCCGCTTCGCTCTCTACGATGACATACTCTTCTTCCTTGTATCCTTTCTCATCGACATTCACTACCTTGTCATACCCAAGCGATTGCTTGAAGTTGATTAGGACTCGTCCGTCTTTGAACCGCTTTTGGAATGCCCATTTGATGTTCGTACTCATCGTTCGACTTTCCTGTTCAGCCATTGCCGCCAGTATGGTTATCAGCACATCGCCACCCGCTGTCATCGTGTCTATGTTCTGCGTTTCGAAGAAGACGCTAATGCCGAGCTCTCGCAGTTCCCTTATATATGTTAGGGTGTCCACCGTGTTCCGTCCGAATCTCGATATACTCTTCACAAGCACTCGGTTTATCTTGCCCGCTCGGCAGTCATCTATCATTCGCATGAACTCTTTTCGGCTCTCGGCTTTCGTTCCGCTTATACCCCAGTCGGCATATCCTTCGACATAGTTCCAATTCGGGTTTGAGTGGATCTTCTCTTCGAAGTGAGCCTTTTGTCTTTCGTATGAGTCTTCCTGTTCATCGTTTTGGGTACTTACACGAGCATAGTAGGTTACGTTCTCCTTGTGAATGCCGCTTGCCGTGTTTGTCGGTCTGTATATGACTGGTCTTTCTTGCACTATCCTTTGAGGTACGCTCATTGTTTGCCCTCCTTACTTAATCTATCCAATCGGCGGTCTAACCACCCCGCCGTATTGCCGCCGTGTCCGTTGGTATACTCCCTACTGATTGACATTCCGTTTATGAAGGTGAATGTTATCGTGTGGTTTAGTACGACCGCCTTTTCAAGGAATATCTCGACTTTGCTGTCATCGAATTCCTTTATCTCTACCAAGTCTTCCTTTCTCGCTCCCCGCATTTCGTGCAAGGCGATTTGTTTGTTGCACTCGGTTATTTGCTCTCTGACCTTTGCTATCTCCGCATTGTAGTCGGATATCTCTATCATTCGGTTGACTCGGAGTGCATTCAGTTCTCGCTCTTGTTCCAGTAACTTTCGTTGACTATCTCGCAGTTCCATTAATTCGTCCGTATTGCCGTTTTCCCTTACGAACTCGTTATAGCATTCCACGAATAGGTTTTTTAGGACTTCGTCCTTTATTCTCGTGTTTGTGCAATGCCCCGCTCCGTATGTGTTTTGCTTTGAGCATATCCATATTTCATTCCGCCAAGGCTTATTCGTATTATTGAACTTATGCGAGTAACCGCCGCCACAGCAGCCACATTCTATCTTCCTTGCGAATACATAATCACCGGGTTTCGCTCTCTTGCTCTTTCGAGCCCTTTCCTTTATCAGTTCTTGTACTCGCTCGAACTGCTCTGGTGTGATGATTGCCTCGTGGGTATTTTCCATATACCATTGCGGTGCAAGGTTATCATTCTTCTGTTTTATTCCGTGAACATATATGCCCTTTTGCGTAAGGGCGCACCCTTTGTACTTCTCGTTGGTTAGGATATATCGTATCGCTCCGACATCCCATTTGACCTCGCCGTATATGTTGGCTCGTTTTTCTTCTTCAAGTATGTGGGATATCGCTACCTGCCCAAGTCCTTCTTCGTATAGGTTGTAAATCCGCTTTACCGTTTCCGCTTCGGTCGGTTCTACTATCAAGGTGTTGTTTTCCTTATTCATCCTATATCCGAAGATTTGGCTGCCGATGCTTATCCACCCTTTTTTATATCGCTCTCGTATCGACCATGTCATATTCTCCGAATAAATCTTTAAGTCGTTTTCGGCTATGGATGCCGCAAGCGTCATATAAAGTTCCATATTCGGGTCGAATGTGTCTATCTGTTCCTTCTCGAAGAATATCCGTATGCCGTACTCTCGCAGTTTCCTTACTGTTGCTACGATTTCCTCGACATTTCGTCCGAATCGTGCGACTGACTTTGTGAATACCACATCGAACTTCTTTTGTTCCGCATCGGCTATTAGTCGTTGCAGTTGCGGACGTCTGTTAAGCGACCGACCGCTGATACCGAAGTCCGAGTAGATTCCAGCGAAGTCATACTGGTTGCTTGCCGCAATCGTATCGCGCCAGTACGACTCTTGGTATCCGAAACTGTGTAACTGTGCATCGCTCTTCGTTGACACACGGATATACGCGACTGCTCGTTTCCTGTCGTCCATTACTACCTCCTTGTCCGCTACACTCTTTTCATTTATGGACTTGAATGTAGGCTAAAAAATTTGTCCCGCCCGTTTGGGCAGGACAAACAATAGCGTATAATCTCACTTAAGTCCAGACGAAATCGCCGTAATTAAGAAAGAATTTTCAATTTATTTTTCTCTTTCATACGGTCCCTTTCTGTATCGTTGATTAAGCCCTTAAACCATAGTTTTTGGACTATGGCATCGGCTATTGCAAGGCGCAATGCTTTACTTTCCAGTTCCATCCGCATCGTCCTTTTTGCCGAGCTGCTTAATAATCTGATTAGTACCCGTAGCCGTCAGTCCGCTCGCACCGCCGATGACGATTGCCACCACGATGTTCGGTGCGGGGATGATACTCGGCAAAGCGTAAAAACAAATAACACCGCACACGATTCCGAGCGCCGTTGCAATAAGCGGAATACACCGCTTGAACTTTTCGTTCTCTCCGACTGCGTGTTTAATGACGTTGATTGTCCAGTACACGACCGCAGCAATCGCCGGGACGCTGATTAAATTCAAGTATTGTTCCATTTATCTTCCCCTCCTTATTTCTTGGAATTTTGTTCGAGCAAATATTCGTAGAGTTCATCCTTTACTTCCGCATAGGCTTTCATCGCCTCTTTCATCTCGCCGTTGGTTTTCCCGTCTCGAATGGCTACCGCATCCGCATACGTCAATTTCCCAACAGCATCTATACTTTTTAGTATCAGCATGTTCTCTTTGACTTTTGCTCTGTCTCGCTCTTCATCTATCTTTTGCTTTTTCTTGAAAAATCTTTGCAAGAAAAAGAGCACCATTCCGCTGATGATGCTCGCACATGTACTTATAATTATTGCTATCATATTACTCTATTCCCAACCTATCCTTAACTTCTCTCATTTGCTCCGCTTTTTGAACCGCCTCTGCGTCCAATGTGGCGATGTCTCTATCAAAGGTTATTTCCAATCTCTTGGATCTTTCATATTGACTTACCTGCATATCGTACCAATCGAACCAAGTGCTTAATTCGGAATAAAGAATCTCGTCTTCTTTTTTCTTTAATTCTTCATCCGTATAAGGAATGAAAACATAGATGTCCTCCGTTTCTTCGTAGGCATCGCGTCCCGGCACTCCTTTGACATCCACCACTTTTTCCACGTCCTTGCCGCCGTTTTCGTATTCTTTTACCACTTCATAATGAAATTGTTCCACCACTTCCTTTACTGCCTCATGATAAATCGTACGTTCATCGCGTTCAAGGCGTCCTTTTGAAAGGTCATAATCCGATATAATTTGTGTTTTTTCTTTGTTATAAACTTCCATTTTGTCCTCCTTAAGCCGTTCTTTTCCACATATACACTGCTAAATACGGAGGCAAATTGTTGTGTTCATTACCGCCACCCGTATTCTCAAGTGCAGCAAGCAACACACCATGCCCACCACTACCCGAAGAAGTTTTAAAGCCTGTTGTCTCATTAGAACAATAATGCACGATATAGTTCGTTCCATTTTTATAATCATTCGCAAAGTGAGAATGCGCAGGCATTTCCGTAGTCGTTAATTTATGTGCTTTTTCGCCGCCTGTACTCCCTATGGAATAGTCAGAACCTCCGCCCACGAGGAATCTGTCGTAGAGTCTTGTCCAAGTTCCTCCGAAGATTGACGCCGGGCTGATATATACCGTGGACATATAAATTGCTCCGACGGGATATGTTTTTTCAAGTAACCCCGTCAAAAGCGATACCGGGACTTCCGTGACAGGAATCGTAACGTTCTCGCTCCCGTCAAAACTTTTAGCCGTTGCAGTAACTCCCGACAAACCGATTGTCCTTGCGGTTTTTAGTTTTACCGACGTTTCGGCTTCCAACGGCAAATCGGTAAGAGTGCCGTTGGCATTCTTAATTTTCGGTCTGTAAGCCATTCACGATACCCCCTTATACTACCTTGAAGAAAAGTCCGCCCGTTGCAAGAGATGCGCTCGGAGTGGTCTGTCCGCTCGTACCGATTTCAATCATCTGTCCGCCTGCAACCGCAATGCCTTTGGCATTGACCTGAACTGCCGAGTAAGTGCCTGCGGTTACACCGCTATCACCCAAGGTAACCGAAACCGTCTTATTGGCAGAGCCGTCCACGCTCTGACTTCCCGATCCGCTGATGGCAGTCGAGCCGTCTTTCTTGACACCCGAATTGACGCTTACACCGATTGTTCTCGCCGTAGTCCACTTTCCTGCCGAAGTTGCGGTCGTAGCCGTATCAGCACTGGTCGCTTTATCCGCTTTCGTAGCTGCGCCGACTTTGGTCGTTCCGTTCTTGATATTGGCAATCTCGGTGTTATTGGCGTTTGCTTGACTCTTCGCCGCATCCGCAGTCGTTTTTACTTCGCTGATAGCACCGACCACAGTCTTTGCCGTAGTCGCAAGCGTGCTGTCGGTTTTCGTCTGATATGCGGTAAGGTCAACCTTTTGCGATTCAAGCGCGCTGATTTCAAAGTACCCGTAAGTACCCGTGTTGTTATCGAGAACCTTGCTCACCCAATAGTCGGGAGTGTCCAAAGCCTTGATAAAGATGTTATCTCCCACTTTGTAGTCGGTTTTGGCTGCCGCTTTCAATGCGGATGTCATTGCCGCCACAGTATCGAACGAAACAGCCTTCGCTCTGCCTTCCGCAAGTGCATATGCGCTGTTTGCTTTGTTCTGTGCGTTGGTTACGGCGGTGCGAATATCCGAGTGCGCCGTTCCGGACGTATTGTGAGTGTTCACTGCTCCGCTCGGTTCAGCGCCGATGTTTGCTGGGGTAAGGTTGACAGCGCCTTTTCTATAAGCGTTTTCTTTATCGCCCTTGACACCCGTTACAATACCGCCGCCCGTGATACCTTTGACCTGCTCGTAGACTTCATCGATTGCGCCCTGCACATTCTCCGCCGAAATACCCGCCGCCGTGCCGCTGTACTTGACAACTTCCGCCTCTGTTTCGGGATGGATTAAGATAGTATCTTCCGCGCTGACTTTCTGAATAATCTGAAACTTGTTTGTAGTTTGAGCCATATTATTTATCCTCCATTTTCTTGAATACAAAATCGCCGTCCGGAATGTCTTCGGTTATCTTATCAACCGCCTGTAATTTCCCTTTGGCAAGTTCTCCGAGTTTAATCTTATTCGTTTCGCCGTTTCCTCCAACGACAAGAATAAAGGAGTCGCGTTTATCGACTCCCAGTTTGATTTCCTCGTACTCCGTCACATCGTTCGACAATAGGTTCAGTTCACTCGCCGTCATTTTTCCGTCAAGCGGTTTCCCGTTGATGGACGGCTTGTTCTTTAACCGATTGTAATTATAGGTTACGGTAATTCCGGGCGTGACGTTTACTTGTCCCTGATTACCATAGTAGTCTTTATCCGCCATTTTCCACCCTCTCCAATACTTCTATTTTTTGACGATGCACGAGTGTGACCTCTTGCTCGTCTATCAAGGTGGCGATGATGTCGTATTTCAAAAAACCTGTTTTGAAGTCCTTTGTAACTTCACCCGGTATTCGAACGCGGAATTCATCCTCTTCTCTATCCGCCTCTTCTTCGATTCCAAGTTCCTTGCATGCGAACACCACCTTTTCTATCAGTTCAGGGTCGACATTTCCGAACGACAAACCGAACTCGAAAACATCGCCCTTCACCACTTGCAGCATAGCCGCTATTCTTCCACGAAAACGATAGAGGAAATCGTTGTCGTTGTTCCGCTTTTTACTTTCTTTTCTACCTTGCACGATATCTCTTTCAAGTGTTTTTCGTTCTCGGCAAGGTTGTTGAAGATGTCAGGCGTTACTTGGTCTTCTGCCTTATAATCGCTCTTTGGCTCTTTCCAATTTGCCATTCATACCCTCCTTATATCGTTCTTCCGCGCGTTTCTTGTTTCAGTCCACCGTCAAATGTAAACTTGTTATACTCGCACACAAGATCTTGACTGTCACCGAACCGATCCACTGACACATACTTCTCTCCGAGATTGAGTTCTGGGTTGCCTCGCCAAGTCGTAGTTACGACACCCTCTCCCGCGTGCATCTTTTCAAGCAAGAAATTTGCAATGTATTCCGCTTGGTCATGGCTTTGTACAAGGTCGCTCGATGGGTGCGAATACTCGGTTATGCCGTTGTTACGCACGCTTTCATCGTCCTGTTTGGTCAGAGCCTTTGTCGTTATCTCGATTGCCTTGCCCGTGACCGTCAGCACCGCCTTTTGCTTTTCGGCTGTCTTGTTCTTCGCAACGACCGAGCAAGCATTAACACCGCCTTGGAAGTCGGTCAATATCACATTTAAGTTATCTGTTTCGATTGCAGGATACGCAACTTCGGTATTGTAATCGAGCGTCAGTTCAAGCGATGCGTTCGGCTCTATATTGAGTTCGACCGATACCGCTTCGACCGTATCGTCCGACAGCGACACATCGCAATATTCCACAGAAATACGGTTCGCAAACTCGGTCAGAGAAACACTCGATGAGTACGAAAACATATTGCTTTTATCTATCCTTATCGCCGTTGTTGTCTTCGGCTCTTTCTCCGAGCGAACATTGATTTTATCTTCTCGGTCTACAAACACTTTGCATAGTCCCGCATTGGCGATTTCCTGCAATGCGTCCCAAGCCGTGCCCTTTGGCAAAAATGCCATCGGAACAACGACCGATTTCAAGTCCTTGGAGATGACGATTGTGTCTGCCGTTTCCCCTATCTTCAGGAGAATGTCGACAGCAATATCGTACAGCGATGCATTCTCCGTCAGCGGGAAGCCGACATAGGTCTTTTTCTGTAACCGCATCAACCTGTCTACCGCGCTACACTTTACCCATTGCGAGTCTTGATTTATCTGCCATTCGTCCGAATAGAATGTACCAAGCGGTTGGTATTTGACTACCCCGTTGGTTTCTATGCCTATACTCGGCATCAGTTTTCGGTCAAGTATCATGAGCGAACGGAGATAGCCCTTGTCGAACTTTCTGTCCTTGTTGAAGATGTTGACGGTCATCGTGTCGGATACTATGTTATAGTTTCCGTCCGCCGCACCCATCTCTTCAGACACTTCGAACATTTCAATGGCATCGCCCTCGTATCGCTCCATCATTCGGTCGTAGAACTTCAATATTTTCGCACAAGCATTCGGCTTGCTCCACTTGGTTATCGTCAGCCTGATGGATGTGATGTCTTCAAGCTGCGGAGTTAATCGAACTTGTATCTGCTTATTGACGGTCACACTGTCCGAGTGTACAATCACCCCCTCTCGCTTGTATTGCAAAATGAAGTCGACCGGGTATTCATTGCGCTTTTCATCGCCTAATACTACCCAAGATATTATCGGACGCTTAACAAACGATATTTCGATCCACGGCGCATTCGCAAACACACCATTACTACCAGACAGCGAGCCGCTCCACCAACCGAGAACGACCGAATCGTCCATCATCTGAAAGGAGCCGTCCATTGTTGCGTTGCCGTCCATCGTACAGCCTTTGACTGTCGGCACAAGGTATGCGCCGAACACCTCGTCCGGATGGCTGATAGCCGAGTTGCCGCTTTCCGTTGTTTGTATGTCCTTGCTGATTTCCGTGTCCGAGTAGATGACATCCACTCTGCCGAGTATTTTCCGTGGGTTATCCGTATATTTCATAGGTCATCTCTCCACAAACGCAATACTCACACTTGCCCACATTATCTTGCCTTTTACCCAATCGTATCGTGGCTGACAGGACAAGTCCTGCGGACGAGCGGTCATCGACGTCAACTTTCCTGTTTCGGGATCATTGTAGTCTATCGTCACGAACGAGCCACTTTTCGTTTCGGCAGTCAAGAGTCCCATATCTTCTTTCGAGAGATATTTCCACGCGACTTCGACCTTTCTCTTTCGTCCAATAATGTCAACGACCATTGTGCCGTCCATCGTCCTTTCCGACTTATCCAACACTTCGGTCGAGCAAGTGAGTTCGGTCGGTGCTTTTATCGTCTTACTGTTTATCTTAAAAAATACCGCCATCTTACACCTCCCTTAATGCAATGCCGTTTCGCTTGTATTCCTTGTTCAGTTTCGGCATGATAAGCCTTGCGAACTGTTGTCCGTCAATCTCCAAGACAATGTCCTTTTGCTCTTCGCTACTGCCGTTGTTGATTGCCGTTATTCCTTGTAGCATTCCGTTGACCATATCTCCATAGGGACTGCTTCCGCTACCGACCACCGCTCTATTTGCCGATGCGGTGATGTTCAGCGAAGATGCGACCTTCGCCGCCGCTTGCTCTAACATCGGTGTGTTGTCGTACATTCCGTCCGCCATCATATCCATTAGGTTCGGTATCCACTCGTCTGCCGTGTGTCCCGGACCTTTCTTTGTCGGAGAGCCGAAACCAAGGAAGTCTTTTATCGACTGTCCGATTGACTTTACCCCGTCTACGACTTTATTCCACGCATTCTTGATGCCGTCCGCTATGTTCTGTATCAGGTTCTTGCCCCAGTTGAATGCCTCTTTGAAAAGGTTCGAGAAGTAATCGCCGATGCTCGAAAACAAGCCTGTGATTTTATCCCATATCCAACCGCATACCGAGCAGATGCCGTTCCAAATGTTCGTGAAAAAGCCGCTGATTCCTTCCCAGATATTGCGGAAGATATCCAGCACATTCACACCGATACCTTGAAAGAAGTCTACGAACCCTTGTCCAAAGCCTTTAATAAACTCCCAAATACCGAGAAAGATATTCTTAATAGCGCTCCAAATACTCGTAGCAATGTTCTGCATATGCGTCCACGCATCCGACCAATCGCCTTTGAGTATCGCGCACACGAACTTGATTACTTCGATGATAGCGTTCGCCACATCCAAGACAGCGCTCAAAAACGGTCCGAGCGCAGCAATGATTCCGTTGACCACTCCGACTACCACTCCGTACAGCACTTCGATTACTTTGCCTATTAACTCAAACACGGGTTTTAGGAGTTGATATAGTTCAACTATGGTATCCCAAAGCGATGCAAAGAGTGACTTTATCTTCTCCCATAGCGGTTCGACATAGTTTAGGAATTTCAGCACCGCATTGCTTATAACGTCAAACGCACTTTTTATAATCGTCCAAAGACGGGTGAAAACGTCCGAGACGACTTTGAGTATCTGCTTGCCGTACTTCTGCCAAAAGGTCTTGATTCCATTGACTGTATCAAGTACGATTTTCTTTACGAGTGGCCATACTTTCTTGGCTATAGCAAGCACTTTCGAGAAGACCTCTTTCACGCATTTCCAAACCATCTTCAAGGCTTGCACGACTGCCGCTTTGATGCGTTCTCCGTTCTCGTCCCACCACGCTTTTATAGCGTTGGCTACGCTTATAATGACTGACTTAATCTTCTCCCATATGCGGATTACGGCATTACGGAAGTCTTCGTTCGTCTTCCATAGGTACACAAGTATTGCGACTACCGCCGCTATTGCTAAACCGATAAGTCCCGCTTTCGTGAATAGGACTTTTGCCACCTTAATGATTGTGCCGAGACTGCCGACAAGTTTCCCTATTACGACAAGCAATGGTCCAATTGCCGCCGCAAGCAGTGCTATGACTACGATTTGCTTTCTCGTTCCCATCGACAGTCCCATAATCTTTGCCGTCAGTGGCGAGATATACTTCGTTATAAACTGTCGAATGAGCGGAATCAGCACGTCTCCGAACGAGATCGCTATCTCTTCAAGCTCGGATTTCAGGATCTTCCATTGTCCTTGCAAAGTATCGAGCTGTGTTGCCGCCATGTCGGTCGCTTTGTTCGTTCCCGTAATGGCTTTGGTCATTCCCCTTACGGCATCACCGCCCGCCGACATCAAGGCAAGCATACCCGGACCGCCTCTTGCGCCGAAAATCTCCATTGCTTGCGCGGTGTCCAACCCAGCGTCTCGTAATCTATCAAGAATTGATGCGAAATCGTTGGTTGCCGGGTTTACGTCTTCTACGGCTATGCCGAGTTCTTCAAAGATTCCGAGTGCCGCCGTTGACGGGTTCATAAGAGATACAAATGCTTGTCGAAGCGAAGTTCCTGCCGTACTTCCGTCATAGCCTGCATCGTATAACACGGACAGTGCGCCGACCGTTTCTTCTATCGTATAGCCAAGGCTGTTTGCCACAGGACCGACATATCCCATTGAGTTTGCGAGTTTATCCATCGATGCCATAGAGTCACCGATTGCCGCCGCAAACACATTGGTCACTCGCTCCGCTTGGTTTGCTTCCAAGCCGAACTGGTTTAAGGTCGAAATAACAGTTTCGGTTGTGAATGCCAAGTCGCTCTGCGTTGCCGATGCAAGGTTAAGTGTCGCTTCGATAGAGTCCGCCATCTGGTCTACCTTGTAACCTGCCGACGCCATATAATACAAAGCGTCCGCCGCGTCCGATGCCGAGAAAACCGTCTTCGCGCCCATTTCACGGGCGATTGATGTCATTCTTGCGAGTTCTTCGCTTGTAGCGCCTGCGACAGATGCCGCGTTTGCCATCGACTGCTCGAACTGTTGCGACACCATGACCGACTTCGTTCCGAGTGCCACAAGCGGAGCCGTAACGGTTGCCGAGAGTTTCGTTCCCGCTTTCGTCAGGCTTGCTGACACCTTTTGTATCTTCTTTTGGGCATTATCTAACCCTTTCGAGAGCGAGGATATGTCCGCCGCTATCTTTACCACAAGGTTTCTTATAACCGCCAACTGTCCTCACCCCCCTATTTGATGATTATTCCTTGCTCTGCCGCCATTGCTTTGAGTACGGCATCACCCGCCGAGTTTGTTTTCTTCGGTTTCTTCCTTACGTCTTTCAGTATCTTTGAAAGAATCGGCAACTTCTTTTGCCTTGCAAAGGCTTCCGTATGCCACGCAAGAGTGATGTTATCCTCGAACAGTCGAGTTTCCCGCTCTCGCTTTTGCTTTGCAAGCAGCATCACTTCATACGGAGTGTAATTGCCGATCTGTATGGGGTCTATGTCAAAGAACACGACTGCCTTTTCGCAAAACTCGGAAAGGTCAAAAGCAGTCTCACTTATTCCCCCTGTTTACCTTCCGCCTTGCCGAATGCAAGCGTAAAGGCTTCACCGAGTTTTTCGGCGATCTCGGTGATGTTCGAATACTCGTCAATAAGGTCACCAACCTTTTCGAGTGTAAGGGTTTTGTCTTCGTGGCAAAGCCCCGCATACACGATAATGAGCAAGTCTTTGATGCCCACGTGCGAAAGGTCAAGGGCCGTAATGCTTTTGCCCGTAAGGTCTTCTACCTTGACGAGCGCATTGATGCCATATCTCAATGTTCTGGGTTTATCCAGATTGATGGTTACTCCGTTCTTCATTCTTACTCTCCTTTATGAAAACTCAATTCGCCCGTACCCGTGAGTTCAAGGCTGATGCTGACCACATCGTCCACCGGGTCTTCGATTGACAAGCTGCTGATGTATGCCGTTCCCTGATAGTAGTTCGTTCCGTCCACATACAGTTTTACGGTTACGGTCGTGCCTGCGAGATATGCATCTTGCAGTGCTGCCTGTCCTTGCGTGTCGGTCGGGACTGAATAATCGCCTTCCGAACTCGCCGTCCACTCTTTAAGACCCGTGATGTAGTTCTTCCAATCATCACCGAGTGCGGTCGTTTCCAAAGTTTCGAGCGACAGTTCAAGCGACCAGTTCTTGATTGCGGCTACCTTTTGATTTCCGCTCTCACCGATAATCACTCTTCCGTTTTTACCTGCTACCGCCATTTTCGTCCTCCTATTTTTCGTTGTAATAAAACTCGAACTCGATGCTCGACAGGTACTCTTCCGTATTGAACTTCAACGCGGTGTTCCCGTTGTACTCGTAGTCCGTTTTAATGAAAACGGCTTGGATTTCTAAGCCGCACATATTTCCATGAAAGTCTTGAAAGGCACGCTTTACCAATCTTGACAATTCTCTTGCTTTTTTGAATGTCCTGTCGTGACACACGAACTGTATCGTTTGCCTGACAAACCCCGTATCGCCTTGCAAAGCCGAATCGTAGTTGGCAAGCACGGGAGAATAAACGATTGCCGGGAGTGGCGCGTCTTCGGGGAGCATTATAGGGAATATTTTATTCCCCACACATTCTCTTATCTGTTCGTTTTCGTTTAAATACGCATATATTGCTTGGCAGATGTCCATCATAGTTTTCTCCCCACCGCGTTCGAGATTGCTTTCACGATCTCATCGTTTATCTTGTCGATGTTCCCATCCACGGCATTTCGCAGAAACGGATTGGCGGGTCTTCCCCTTGCACCGAGTTCCACGAATGTGCCGTATCGGAGCGACTTGTCATAGTCCACCGACACGGTCGCTTTCGTTTCCGTTGCTTTGCCTTCGTTGAGTTTCAGGCTTGCTTTCAGCGTTCCCGTATCCACCGGGCAATTCCGTCTTGCATCGTCAAGTGCAATCTTACCGCCTGCCTTTGCTCCCGTCATAAGCACCGATGATGCCGCATCTTCCATTGCTCGGATATCTTTCACGAGTTTGTCTGCGCCTTCTACTTTCGTTTTAACCTTGCGTTGCTTTGCGCTGTAGCCCATCGTTCACGATCTCCTTGCAATTGAGTATTGTGGCTTTATGCCCCGTTTTATCGTCCGATACTCCGATTATTTCGTATAACGAGTTCCCGTATCGGACTCGGTTTAGAATGGTCACATCGGTTGTATATCGGAGCGTTATCTTCACCACAGTTTCCGCTGAAACCTGTTGCGAAGTGAAATACTCCGTACCGCTCACAGGCTCGATTCTCGCCCATCTGATGCCCGTAGTCACCCACTTGCCTTCTTGCCCGCCGCAATCGTCTCTCTCCCACACAAAGGTCAGGATTTCCACCTTTCGGTTGAGCTTGCTAATGTCCATCAGAACCTCTCTTTCCTGTAGGCGAACAGCATTCGTCTGACAAGGTCAAGGGTTTCGGATATGTCGATACCCGTCTTATCCTTTGAGATTTGCCTTTCTTCGTAAAGTGTGGCCACAACTATAAGCATTGCTTGCCGCACAGTTTCGGGAAGAGGTTCAAGTTCCGCAAGCGGTCTTCGAAGCACATCTTCCGTCAATTCCTGTGCAGCCACAATCAGTGAGGCTATGAGATTTTCCTCATCATCGCCGTCAACTCTCAAAAACTCTTTGGCTTCTTGAAGAGTAATCATACTCATACCTCCCTAATGTATTTTGGTTTACGCGCCCCTCTTTGCAAGAGTGACGAACGGCGAAACAGTCGCACTTCCCTTGTAAGGAGTGAGCGGTTTCGTCCAGATCGGTTTGCCATCAACCCTGTAGATGAAACGGAACACGTTCTCATCGTAAAGGAATCTGACGTGAATGGAACTTGCCGACTTCACACCGCCTTTGTCGATGAGAAGGTACTGACCGATATCCGCAAGGATGATGTCACCGACTTCGCCTGCGGCACTGCACTGTTCGATAGGTACGACAGGTCTGCCGAAGAGCGTGCCGTAGGGTTTCTCCGAAAGACCGCCTGCCGGGATATACACGGGTTTATCTCCGATTTTGAGCGTGTAAAGGTAAGGTTCAAGTTCTTGGTTGATATACCACACCGCGTTCGCTCTGGAACGAGACCAAAGCCTGTTCCACATCTTGATGAGGTTCTCCACGGTAATGATATCCGTCTGGCTTGCTTCTTTCGCCACGGTCACGATTGCGCCGCTGTTCAAAATACCAAGCGGTTCGCCTTCGCCGCTACCCGAAAGGATGGCATCGTCAATCTTGAAGCCGAACTCTTCTGCGAATGCCTGACGAATAACGGCTTCGAGTGCCGCTGCGTCCTGCAAGAGTTCATCGGTCGCATAGCAAAGACCCGTGAGCTTCTTGAGCGAGAGTTCCATCTGTCTGAACTTGGGTTTGCTTGCGGTGATCTCATCCGCTTCGCCTTCCCAGTAGGTCTGCACACCGCCCCAACGAGAACCATTCGCACGGCTGTCTTCGTCAATGGCGTTGATTTTCATTCCATTTGCGTTGGTGCTGATAGGAATCTTCTTAACCTTGCTTGCGAGAATACCCGTCTCATAGGTTCTCTTCAAGAGTTCGGTCACAAAGTCCTGCTGAACAAGGAAACCGCCGTCCGAGGGAGTGCTTTCGTTAAGACCGCTTGCCGCTCTCGTGGTGAGTCTTTCGTCTACCTTGCCGCCCGGTGTTGCCGCTCTGTATGCCGCCATGAGCTGTTCACCGAAAGACGCGAATCTCTTTTCGTTGTCCTTGGCTGGAGTCGGTTTTACTTCGGGTTTCTCGGTCGAACGATCTTCGGGTTCGATAGCAAGAAGTTTCTCCGCTCTACCGATACTCTCGTCCCACGCACGGATTTCCTCTTCGTACTTGTCGATATCCTTCTGTTCATCTTCGGAGAGGAAACGGTCTTCGGCTTCAGCCTTATTAAGCACCGCCATTGCTTTGAGTCTTGCGTCCTCTCTCTTTGCCTTCATTTCGAGAATTTTCTTCATATTCATCTGTTTTCCTCCGATTAAATGATTTTGAATTCTGCTTGCAGGATCTTGAGTTTTTCCTGCTGTTTCGCCTTTTTAACTGCATTTTCGACATCTTCCGACATCTTTCGCTGTTCCGTCTTATACGCATCGTACTCTTGCATCGCACGAACACCGACATCGGTTGCCGTGTATGCTGGGAACGTTACGGGCGAGACGTCAAACAAGCGAACCTTTTTGAGTTCTCGTGTGTCGATTCCGTCTTTGGATGACCATTCATCGTCTTCCACCACGAAACCGATTGACATCTGCGAAATGTCCCCACGGCGGATGCTCGTGGTGATGTCCCTTGCCCAACTCGTATCTGGCGGAGTAATGCGGACACGGAGTCCTACATCGTCTTCTACGAGTTCAAGCGTTCCCGCTCTGTTTCTGCCGAGTACATAGTTTGGATCGTGATTGAACAGCGCACGGATATCGTCTCTGCCGATGCTCTCCTCAAACGCTCCCTTACGCACTTTTTCTTTGAACGGGAAAATGCCGCCCAAGGTTTCAGACCACGAATCGAAAACGGCGGCGTGTCCTTCGATACACGTTCCACCGTCACTTTCGTTTATTCTTATTTCCTTTAGCGGGAGCATTCGAAGTTCCTTTTTGTTCGTTTTCTTCTCCATCGCTACCTCCTTCGTCTGGATTGTTTTGTTTGTTCTGCTGTCCGACCTGTGCCGACATCATCGAGCCGTTGACGAGGTAATCGTCACCGCCCTGTTCCGCCGGGACAAGGCTCATATCTTCGAGCCGCCTTATATCGTTGATAGACAACCACCCGTTTTGCCGTCCTATGGAATAGCCTTCCATTCGGGACTTGTAGTCACCGCGTAGCAGTCCGTCCACATTGAACTTGGCAAAATACAAAAGCCGTTCTTTCTCATCAAGAAGTGAACGGCTTATCTCTTGCTCCCACCTTACAAGCCACGGCCGTATGGTGTGCTGAACAAACTCTATGGATTGATGTTCTATGTTGGAAAAGGTTGCCCTTTCAAGGTCACCGACAAGGTGCGGCGGAACACGGAAGATACGGCATATCTCGTTCACTTGGTACTTTCTCGTTTCCAAGAACTGCGCGTCTTCGGGTGCGATGCCTATGGTATGATACTTCATTCCTTCTTCAAGCACCGCTACCTTATGGCTGTTTCGTGTCCCCTGATACACTTGATTCCAAGACTGTCGGAGTTTTTCGGGATCTTTGAGCGTGCCGGGGTGTTCCAACACACCGCCCGGTCTTGCTCCATTGCCAAAGAACTTCGCTCCATACTCTTCCGTTGCCAAGGCGAGTCCAACCGCTTCTCTTGCCTGCGCTATGGGACTCAAGCCTTTCACTCCGTCTATGGACATTGCTTTGATGTGGAAGATTTGGTCTGGGCGATAGACATAGGTTTTGTTGGTTATTTCGTCCGAATAGGTGTACTTAATCTTGCCCGTGGTGCTGTCGCGTTCCACCACCATTTGGTTCGGCTTTAAGTACCACAGTTCGGTCGTATGACCTTGTTTTCGGATGATTCTTGCGTATGCGTTACCCCACAAAAGGAGCGATGTCATCATCGTTTCCCTGAACTCGAAACTCGTCATCTCTTCGTTCGGGAACTCATAAAGGCAAGAAAAAAGCGGATGTTGCTCCGCCATTTCATTCTTACCGCCTTTTCCTTTCTTAAATAGGTGTAGCGGTAAACTCGCTATTGTCTCCGCCAAGATCTTCACGCAAGCATAAACGGCGGAAGTTTGCATCGCCCGCATTTCGTCTACATTGATACCGCTGTTGCTGTTGCCGATAAAATCAACATCTACACCCCTGATGAACTCTTGCATTTCCTTTGTCGGTGCTGTTCGTTTCTCTTTTCTGGGAGCATCTCTGCTCCGTCCGAATATTCCCATTTTACCTCCATAAATGCCGAACACCGCCTTGTTTGGGCGGTGTCCTTGTGCTTTGTGTATCGTTTATTTATTCGCTTTGGCGGCTTTTTTGCCGAGTTCGTATGCTTCTTCAAGCATCGCCCTTATGCTCCACACACTCATTTCGATGAAGTCTTCGCTGTCGCTGTTTCGTGTTTCGAGGTCACCCCTTTCTTCGATGCTGTATGAGTTCCTTTTTGCGATTTCGATGAGTTGTTTGTTCATGGTTCTCTACTTCCTTATGCCACCGTGATGTATCCGTTTCCGTCCATCGTGTATCCGATTTTGATGCCGTTTCTTTTCGCGTAGTCGACAAGGTCTTCGATTGCCGTTCTGTAGTCTTCGACCGCATCCTTGTATTTCACTTTGTTGTAGTGGTTATGGTCTCTCACCAGTGCGTTGAGCTTGTTTTTGCAGTAGTTGCGGATTTCCTTTTTCGTTTCCATTTTATGCTCCTTTCGGCTGTTGCCCTTGCTTTGTTTTTGTACCTACAATATACCGTAAACAACCGAAAGAGCCCAGCGAAAACGCGCTAAAACACAAAGAATTAACAAAGAAAATCAAGCCTTTTAATCGTAGATTTCGACACCATCACGGATATGCTTGACCTGCACCGCCGGGCAGAGTTCCTTGTAGCGTCTGACTATGACATCGCAATACTTCGGTTCAAGTTCTATGGCACAGCACTTGCGGTTCAGTTGCTCCGCCGCCACCAAGGTCGAACCGCTACCGCCGAACGGTTCAAGCACGGTATCCCCTTCGTGGCTGCTGTTGTAGATGAGTTTGGCACAAAGGGTTATCGGCTTCATTGTCGGATGATCGGCGGACTTGGACGGCTTATTGTCGAGAATGACCGAAGTCGGTTGCTCGAACAGTTTATCGATAAAGTCCACAAGGTCGGCTTTGCTCATCTTTCTTACGTTCAATCTTATGTCCTCATAGACCGTTGAAAGCGTTCTGTCGTTGATGAAATAATGCCCCGCACCTTCTTTCCACCCGTACAAGATAGGCTCGTGTATCCACTGATAGTCCTGTCTACCAAGCGTAAAGTGGTTCTTGTACCACACAAGCGTTTGCGCGTATTTGAACCCCGCGTTCACCATCGCCTTGATGAAATTTACAGATTCTTTCGTGCTATGGAACACATATACGGGTGCGCCCTTTTTTAGGTTTGCTTCCGCCGCCTTGTAAAAACTCAAAAGGAACTGGTAGAAATCATCTTCGGAGAGATTGTCGTTGGCGATGTTTCTGTCTTTCCCGTTTATCGTTCCGCCGTAGTCCACGTTATACGGCGGATCGGTGACCATAACATCGGCATACTTATCTTCCAAGACTTTTGCCACATCTTCCTTTTGGGTGCAATCGCCACAAAGCAGTCGGTGCTGTCCGAGTATCCATAGATCGCCGCGTTTGGTCTTTGGTTCGGCAATCTCTTCGACGGCTGTTTCGGCATCGAAATCGTCTTCGTGAACGTTCTCTATACTGCCGCTTCCGAACAGTTCCTGTGCTTCGGCAAGGTCAAAACCCGTGAGAGTGATATCATAACCGCTCCCGTCAAGGTCTTTCAAAAGGTTTGCCAATAGGTCGTTATCCCACTCGCCGCTGATTTTGTTTAATGCGATGTTGAGTGCCTTTTCCTTCTTTTCGTCAAGGTCAACCACCACGCAATCGACTTCTTCGTAGCCGAGGTCTTTCATTACCTTCAACCTTTGGTGACCGCCGACAACCGTTCCCGTTCGCTTGTTCCATATAACTGGTTCGACATAACCGAACTCTTGAATACTTCGTTTGAGCTTCTCGTACTCGGCATCTCCCGGTCGCAAGTCCTTGCGAGGATTGTACTCGGCGGCTTTGAGTTCGTCCACCTTTCTTCTCTCTATTTCCATTTGTTCCTCCTGTTTTGGGTATGAAAAAACCGTTTGAATTGCTCCAAACGGTTCTTTCTTTTAGTTAGTCTTCATCGTCATCATCGCTGTCACCACGGCTATGCCAATACTCATCGTTATTGGGATTGCACTGGTTTGCGTGATTGTCTTGGTTTGCCCAGTAAGCAGAATTTTTAGGATTATGCTGATTGGCATAATCATCAAGTTGCCTTTGGCTGTGGGTATAACCAGATACTCCGCGTCCTTTGCTCAT